ATGAGATGTTAATTCTATTAGGATATTGCTGAGGTGATTACCCTGATTTGGTCTCTCCGAACCTAATCCATTCGTAGCGTGTGAATATGTAACAATTCCGACTGATACCGTAAGTATGCGATAAATTTTATAAGGATTTTTCCCATGGAACTCAAACATCATGGTCCCTTTCGTAGGAAGAATGTGCAATCGTACCTTTCTTTCTTGTCCAAGAAAAGAGAAGGTTCAATCTACGATTCTACAGTTTGTAATATATTAGAAAAGTCAGGTTATACTATTCCTCATGACCCTGCGTCCGTTTATGACCCTGACCAATTGTGGACACAGCTTGAAAGGTATGCTGTAACTCCTCCTAAGCTAGTGCGTTCTGCGTCTTTCTTATCTGGTGTTGCACGTGCTTATCGAGCTTTTGGTCACCGTGGTCATTCAAAACTTAATCCCTTGGTCTCTGAGTTGGACCTTAAGAACGCTATCAAATTAGATAAATCAGCTGGCATCTATCAATCTTCAAAACTAGAAGCTTGGGATATGGCTTTTGCTAAGAGTAAGGAAATCTTAGAAATGAGATGTGCTCCTAATCCTTGCTTAGTTGGTGTTCGGACACAAAGGAATAACAAAACCAGATTAGTTTGGATGTATCCTCTTGACATGACTATTCTCGAAGCGACGTTCGCTCGTCCGCTTATTGAAAAATTTAAGCAAATCACTTGTCCTATGCCATACGCTAAATATCGTATAGAAATTGGCGCTAGAATGGCTTACTCTCTTACTGCAAGGAATAAAGTTGGATTAGATTTTTCGAAATTCGATTCTTCTCCTTCAGCTGAGCTTATTCAAATCGCTTTCTCAATTTTAGAGACATGGTTTGAAATGGATGACGAAATGCGAAATGTTTGGAGCATTGTTAAATCATATTTCATTCATACTCCGATAGTGATGCATGATGGAAACTTGTATAAAGTAAAACATCATGGTGTCCCGAGTGGTAGTTATTTTACCCAATTGATTGATAGTGTAATTAATTACATTATTGTGACATCGGCTATGACCCATTTCGGTTTGCACCCTCATGAACGGAATATTTTTGTTCTTGGTGATGACTCAGTCTTCTCGACTAACGAGGATGTCAACTTAAATTTACTAAAAACTTACTTCAAAGGACTTGGCTTCAACTTAAATGTTGATAAATCTTTGGTTTCGAAAGACAAAGTTCACTTTATCGGTTTCGACTGGAATCGTGGTTGTACTGAGAAACCGCTTGAGAAAGTTATATCTATTATGACTCAACCTGAGAAATGGCGGAAGAAAGCAGAATCAAAAGCAGCTGAGGCTACTCGTAGTTTACGGCTTATTTCTGAAGTTTCTTCCTTAGGTGTGAATTTATATGAAGTGTATTATCAAGTCTTTAAGGCTACTCCACTTTCGATAAATTTTGTCACCCTAGGTGAAGGGAATTCCAGTGGGTATCTGGATTTCATCAAGAGCGAGTATGATGTTCCGAATTTCTGGCGTTGTGCTGCTAGTTCGGTTTTCGT